CGAAACCATCTCCAATTTTTGTACCTAATTTGTTTAGACCTCTTCCAGTTTTTTTTGTTAAATTTGTCGTGCCCTTTTTTAAACCATCCATACTTTTGCGTATAATACCATCTGATTCTTTTTGAGCTTTATAAAGTTCTGAATCTGCTTTCCATTTTCTGTATTTAGCACCACCTGCATCAGACTGACCGGGTTTCCATTCACCTGGATCTTTTATTCTTTTCTTTTTTTCTCCCAAACCCATCTTCTCTGCCCATTCTCCTTTACCAAACAATTTTGCAATGACTTTAACAATTTTTCCTAGGAATGGAACTCCCTTTGCTATCCATAATAACGCCGTCGCCAAAATCATTTTTATTCCAGACAATAATGTTGTTACACCAGGTAATTGAGTTAGTAACTGTAGTTTACCAGTAAAAAGGTTGAAATCAGTTTTTAAAGCGCCTTGAAAATTACTGAAGGAAGCTTTATTTTCTAACCATGCATTAGCGTTGTTTCTCCACCCTTTTACAGTTTCTACAAGATTCTGGTGGGCTTTAGTTCTTAAATCTGCTAGATATGTTGAATGCTCTTCTTGTGAATCTTCTGTAGCAAGGCCACCTTTCTTTTTAGCTTCTACCATTTGATCACTTGTTTTCTCTGTATTATGTTGACTTAATCTTGATAACTCATTTTCTACCCCTTGTTGTATGGCTGCTTGTTTGGTATCTACATCTCCACCTACTTTCATATCTATCAGAGTCTCACCCATCTGTTTGGTGCTGATAGCTATATCTATTAGTTCTTTATCTTGAAACTCTGCCGTCTGCAACAATTTATCTAGAATTTCTTCTGCTCTTGAGGGTTGTCCGTATTGTTCTGTTTCAGCCATTATTATTTACCGTTTTTAATTTTTTCAATTTCCTTACTATTATTATTTATGTTAGAAGTTTGAATTTGGTCGATTATTTTTTGAGCTTTTTCTTGGTCACTATCTCTATGTAAATCAGGGTCTACAATTTTTTCTAATTTAGCAAAGGCTATTCTTTCATTAGGTACATATCGCCATGTGTATCCTTCTTTACCATAGACACCAAAGACTGTTTCGCTCATTCCTATTTTTACTATCAGAGCAGGGCAACCATCTAGAATAACTTTATCTCCTTCTGTGAAGGCCTTGTTCATTTTGAACTTCATTCCTTTAATAAAAGATGTAGCCCAATCTCTCATGGCTAGTGCTACGATTAGAGTTAAAGTGAATCCTATGAATTCTATATAAAATTGACTTAATTGTATTTCTGGCATGTTGTCTCCTAGAAAATATATCCTACATTAAAAGATAAAAAGTTATTATTATCTGGATCTTCTGTATAAACATTTTTAAGACTGATTTTAATTTTATCTGTTAGTAGATAACTGAATGCTGTTTCATTTCGAATTAATGGAATATCAGAATCTTCATAAAGAAACTTATTTGTAAAATTTAATTTAGGTGCTACTTTGTAAAAGAACCAAAGACTGTTTCTTAAAAGAACTTCATTTACTGAATTAGAACCTACATCCATTTCTGAATTTAAATAACCTACAGCAAACTCATTACTCATTTTAATCTTTTCACTTCTTATAATTTTATAACCCCAACCCATATTAACTTGGCGTCTATGGGTAATAGGTCTGAATTCATTGTAGTCATATCTGATTAATCCGAAGGTATAATGTTTTGGTTTGAATTCGTATCTTTGTTTGAATGCAATTAAACCTTTGTTCGTAGTTACAATCTCATCCTCATCTTTATAACGATAATCAAATTCAATATCTCTTTCAAATTTTCCAACTGGCCAAGTATAGTCTATACTTGTATTAAGAGATAAATCACTATCATCAAGTTTACCGCTAAAGTCTATTTGACCGCCAGCATTTACAACTGGCGATACAAATAGTAGGCCTAATAAGACCACAGTTAAAAGTTTTCTATTCATTATCTCTCAACTATATCATGCTGAGTTGATGTTGAATTAACATACAACCCAAACCATGCAGCACCCGCACCGACTAATACAGAGATTAATCCTGATTGTGCTACTGTTGGATCTGTTAAAGCCATAAACCAATTAGCAGATTGAAACAGTAAGTAGATATACATAGTGATAAACGCTCTAGGAAATATTCTCCATCTTGAGAAATACTCAGGTGCTAGCCACATCCAACCCATTTTATTAGGGCCTGCTGCGTCTTTCATCTTTTGAATTTCGTCTTTAAGAGCACCTATCTGTGCATTCTTTTCTTCATATTCTACTAAATCAATCTGTACTTGATTTCTTTGGTTATAAGTTTGTTGACCTTCAGCCATTTTACTTTCCTCTATCTTGCAGCTTTCATTTCTGCTTCTTGTTTTCTATTTCGTTCTTCCTCTTCTTTCAAATGTTTGATTAAGAGTTGAACATATACTTCCCTCTCCCAAGGTATCATGTTATCTAGTTCTGTTAAACTATACCCATGATGTTGCATTAACCCAAAATTAGTATGAGTATGATTATACAAATTTTCATGTGAGAGGGCTATTCGAAAAAACTTCCAAGACCCTCTAATACCAAGTGATTATTTTTTTCACATACTGAACATTTATATTCATGTTCAATAACTAGTTTTGGTGCACTGTCAAAAAATTCCTGTATCTGTGTAAACATTATAGTAGACATGCTATCTATAAATGATGTTAGTTCTTTTTCTGTAAAATCATCCTTTCCAAGGACTTCATCGCCATCAATAATTGAAACAACACATTTTGTAATAACTTTGAACATTTCACTAGTTGGTATGTCACCATCTGTCATATTTAAATCTTGCATCATTGAATAACTTGGGAATTGAAGTTCCATTGCAACTGTAGGAGTTAGTTTAATTATCGGACTAACTTCTTTTTCTGAATGAATTACTTTAGCAGATTCTAAATCTATTTTAATATCATTATCTGATTTACAATCATCAATATTACAAGAGCCCATAAGATCAGATGTTTCTCCAACAGATTTAATTCTTAATTGTAAAAACAACCATTCTATATCTACTACTGGTAAAGTTTTAACATTTACATTATCAACACAGACTTCAATTAATCTCATCATTTCACGAACAACATCATTTTGATTTTCACTTTCCTGAGCTATCAGTAACATTTTTTGTTCACCAACTAAGAATGGTCTGAATTCAACCATTTGTCCATTAGATGGTAATGTGCAACTGTGCTTAGGAGTTTCAAGTTTTGGTAACGCCATAATTTATTTCCTCATTAATTATATAATACTATTTAGTCTTTTATCCAAAGAGCTTATTTGAAATTTTTCCTCTAATTCTACTTCCAATTCTTCTACTATGTTTATTAAACAGACCACCCAAGTAAGATGAAGAAGGTGTATTCGCATAACTTGAATACCAAGTTCTATAAGTAAAAGTAACATCAAAAGTTTGAATAGCAGATGATGCCATATCTAAACTTACTGATCCTAATACTGTAGGAAATGCTTCCATTAATTCTACTTCATAGACAGTATTACCACCTCTATCTAGTTGTCTTATAGCAACTTGACCTGGATAAGTTGGTACTTCAACCCTATCTGCATTATGATGTCTAGGATACCTTATACTGTAATCATCATTATAAATATATTGTTGCCATAGTTCTATTTTTTGTCTATCTTCAAAAGTACTGTCTAACATAAACCCTAATACTACATTCTCATCATACTTAACACCCTTTACTAGATGATCTGGAGGGCCGCCAGGTATTTTATTAAATGAAGATAACTCTAAAGTTTTACCAGGCATCGTCGCTTTTTGACATCTAAGCGCCCGCATTCTTAAATCTATTCCTGGTACAAATATATCAACCTCAAACCTATTCGCTCTGGCCATTCCGTCTATGTGGGTTAAAAATCTATTTATATGCATGTTATGCTACTCCTGATTGGCTCCATACTGATGTTTTTCCTACTTTTCTAAATGATTCTGTCGGTAAGAAGATTGCTATTTCCCAGTCTTGTGGTTCAACTAATAAGAATTGACCTTGAATATGTTTAGTTAAATAATGTTTGAAACAAGGTTTAAACCATCTTAATCTTTGAGTTCCTTTTAATAGTTGATATTCTAATCGCATCTTTGTTGATAAATCAAACTTATCATTAGTTCTTGTATCATATAGAGCATCTAAAAACTGAGCTCTTGTACTAGGGGGTAAATAATGTAAGTTTAATCCATGAAAACCACCTTTGGCTTTCTGTACTGGAATACATAATGGGAATCTGTCATAGAATGGTAAAGTCTTTTTTAGTTTTGGATCATAGGTGAACATCATCATTGCCCCCATAATTCTCCGACTTCTTTGTGGTCCTTGTCTTATTAAGTTTTGACGAGATACATTAAGACCACCAACTCTAGTTTTGAACCAATCCATAGATTGTTGCGTACGAGCTTGAACTCCCGCCCTAAACGCTTCTTGTTCCCATTTATCAAATAATCTTCCGGCCATAATACTATTTATATCATTTAATAGATGTTTATGTCTTTTTCTGTAATAATTCTCCAACCCCACTTTCTTTCTTCACAAAATTTAACGGCTTGTTTCCATTTAGCATCATTAATGATATAAGTATTAACTTCTTTCAAATATCTCTTTGAAGTTCTACCTGTTTTAGTTAGTTTTCTTTTGGGGTCGGGTGGTTTACAATGTCTTGAAGGTTTTATCTCTATTAAATCTTCTACTATCACGCCTGATGCATTTTTATACTTCATATAGAAATCTGGAAAATAGCGGTGTACCCTCTTGTCTAACGGTGAGACATAAGGTATAACGATTTCCTCGGAACTCCATTTCAATACAGAAGGTGTATTATCCAGATAAACCATGAATCTACGCTCTAATAAACTACGATAAATAATGTTTGTAGGATTACCTTTGTACTTATTTGGATTCTTTGGTCTAAACTTTCCTTTATAAGACATAAATAACTATAATATATATTACAATTACAAGGACAAGAATATGGGAACTTCATCTAAAGATAGACCAATTATACAATCGACCGCGGGAGATGGTAATTCGCTTACAAGCAAATTTGGTATAGGCAGAAATCTATCAAATAGATTTGATCAAAGAGTAGGAGATGGTTTAACAGATTTATTAAGTGGAGCAATAGGTGTTAGAACATCTAATATCCATGACATTTCACAAAAAGTAAAAGACGCTAACAAAAGAGCTTATGAAGAAAGAACCTTAGCTTTGAACCAAAGTGCAGAGAGAAAAGGGGCTGCAGCTGTACCTAAAAAACAAACAGTATTAGTCTTTCCTGAACACTTTTTTAATGAAAAAGGAAGGTCAACAGGATATAACGCTAATTTATTAGATGAAAATTGTTTTAAGCCTGGATCCGAGGAACAGGCCGGAGCAAAGGCCCAAAACCTGAAAGAATCATATAAAGCACAAACTATGGCCTTTCCTAATTCAATACATTTTAGATCATTGCCTAGACCAAAAGTTGATACAACTCTAGGTTGGTGGTCTAATGAATCAGAAGAAACAAAATCAAAAGCTAATGATCCCGCTAATGAAGAAGTGTTTGATATTTTCTTATATCTTCCACATGATTTGGGTGATGGAATTAAAGTTACTTATGAATCAGCTGAAGGTGGAATGGTAGATACTTTCTTTGCAAGATTGTTTACTGGTGGTGATGGTACTACTGATGATTTAATGGGTAATAGAGGTTTTGATATGTCTGAAGTAATGAAAATGTTTCAAGGAATGTTACCAGGAGGAGCTATTATACAAAGAGCTGCAGGCGCTATATCAAATCCGATGAAGTTTCAATCATTCACTGGTTTAGAGTTCAGAAGTTATACTTATAAATTTACATTAAAACCTTCATCAACACTAGAAGCACAAACTATTAGACATATTATTCATGCATTTAAAGTTTCAATGTTACCAGGCACAGCTGGAAATAATGACAGAATTTGGACTATGCCAAATGAATGGTTAATTAAATTTCAAGGACCTATCAAAAGATGGATTGACTTTCCATTAACTGTTGCACTTGAATCATGTGATGTTAATTATGCTGCAGGGGGTGGATATGCACTTATGGAAGATGGTTCACCACAAGCTATTGAACTGACATTAACCTTTAAAGAAACAACTCAAATGTCAAGACAAAAATATGAAAGACAGGTTTCCGCATATTCGGCGGCCGGAGGTAACAGAATAGCTGCTGACAGAACAACTCAGCTGAGTCCTGATATATATGGTCCAGTAGCTGAGTATTTAACGGATGGATCTAATGAACAAGGATTTGTTGGACCTCCTGAACCTCCTGAAAAATCTCAAGAACAGATAGACAAGGAGTTTTACATCATACAACGGATGCAGCATAGTGATTCTCTTTTAAGGAGTGATACTGCATTAAAAGATAATATCACACTACTAGGTCAATATCAAGGACATAATATCTATAGTTGGACTTGGAATAATATAGCACAATCTCTTGGAATAACCGATCCAGAAATCGGAGTTACTGCACAAGAAGTTGCACATATACCTAATGTAGTATCTACACATGAGAGTGGTTATTTACAAGTTGATTATGGTATTTTATTCGGTAATAAGGAGTAAACTATGGCAACAGGATTTTTTCGACATATACCCGATATCTATTATGATTTTAAGAGTGATGGTAAATTTTTTCAAGCGAAAGATTTATTTCGTAAAGTATCTACATGGAGTTATCTTCAAGAAGGTATTACAGGATATAGTTATTACAGAATAATAGAAGGTGAAAGACCTGATGTTGTGGCTGGTAGATTATACGGAGATAGTACTCTTTATTGGTTATTCTTTTTAGTTAATGAAAATTTACAAGACTTGAGTGATTGGCCTAAATCAAATTCTTTGTTTGTTAAATTTATGGATAGAAAATATCCAGGTACTTGTTTAGAAGCTTCTTCATCAACAGATATAGTTTCATACGATCATTCAAAACCCGAAGATGAACAAGTAGCTAGTCGTAAATTTATATTAGGAGAAAAGGTTTCACAATCATCATCAGTATATGGATTTATAACTGATATAAACCCGACACATAATAGAATTACATTAAATAGTGTTATTGGAAGTTTTACTGCTGACAGTACAGCAACAGGTGCTGATTCAGGAAAGAGTTTTACAATATCTTCTGTTGTAAGTGAACAGAATGCAATTCATCATTATACAGATTCAAACGATTTCAGAACAACAGTATCAACAGGAAATACAGCTGTATCAAATTTAAGTTATGAAAGAGATGTGAATGAAGATAAA